ATGAGCACGGCAGGCGATGCGCCGCAGGCCGCCGCGCGTCCGCGGCGTGGTCCCAAGAAAAAGACGATCAAAATGCCCGTGCTGCTGCGCGAACAGGGGCGCGATGCCGCGCTGAACCGGCACTGGCGCGCCTATTTTCTGGCCGCGCTGGTGGAAACATCCAACATCACCAAGGCCGCCGCCGCCGCCGGGATCACCCCCAGCCGCGCCTACCGCGTGCGGCAGGACGATCCCGAATTCCGCGCACTGTGGATGGGCGCGCTGGCCGAAGGGTATCACAATCTGGAGATGGAGCTGCTGGGCTATCTGCGCGATCCGCGGCCGGATTTTAAGATGGACGTGGCCAATGCGCTGCGCCTGCTGGACCGGCACCGCCACCTGGTGGCGCAGCAACGCGCGCTGGAGGATAACCGCGACGAGGCAGAGGTGTTGGCCTCGATCGACGCGATGATCGATGAAATGCGCCAGCGATCCGCCGCCAACACGGCCGTGCTGACAGCGCCGGAGAGCGATCATGTGCCGGGCGAGTGATACCCGCGCTGCCTATCTGCTGGGGCTGGAGCCAGGCGAACGCCAGCTATTGCTGGGCGGGATGAGCCAGCGGCAACTGCGCGCGCTGCGCCATCACTGGCAGCTTTGGGCCCATCCCGGCCAGTTGCCGCCCGGCACCGATTGGCACTGCTGGCTGATCCTGGCCGGGCGCGGCTTTGGCAAGACCCGCGCGGGCGCCGAATGGGTCCGCGCCGTGGCCCAGGCCGACCCGCAGGCCCGGATCGCATTGGTGGGCGCCACCCTGGGCGAGGCGCGCAGCGTAATGGTAGAGGGCGAAAGCGGCCTGCTGGCCATCGCCCCGCACGGCATGCGCCCCCGGTTTGAGCCATCGCGCCGCCTGTTGACCTGGCCCAACGGGGCCCAGGCCATGCTCTATTCCGCCGGTGAGCCGGACAGCCTGCGCGGCCCCCAACAGAGCCACGCCTGGTGCGACGAGATCGCCAAGTGGGACAATGCCGGGGGCAAGGCCGAAGCGGCCTGGGACAATCTGCAACTCGGCCTGCGCCTGGGCCGGCAGCCGCAGGTCGTGGCTACCACCACCCCCCGCGCCGTGCCGCTTGTCCAGCGCCTGCTTGATAGCGGAGAGGCGCAGGTTACCCGCGGTTCAACCTATGCCAATACGGCCAACCTGGCCGTGGGTTTCCTGCGCGCCGTCCGCCGCCAATATGGCAAGAGCCTGCTCGGCCGGCAGGAACTGGATGGCGAACTGCTGACCGACATCGAAGGTGCGCTGTGGACCCGCGCCCGGCTGGAGACCTGCCGCGAACCGGCGGCCTCCAGCCCTGCGGTGCGCACGGTCGTGGCAATCGATCCGCCGGCTTCGGCGGGCGGGGACGAATGCGGGATCGTGGTCTGCGCGCTGGGCGAAGATGGCGTGGTCCGCGTGCTGGCCGATGCCTCGGTCGCCAGGGCCAGCCCGGAACAATGGGCCCGCGCTGCCGCCAATGCCGCCGCGGCCTGGCAGGCCGACCGCGTGGTGGCCGAAGCCAACCAGGGCGGCGCGATGGTGGCCAGCGTGCTGCGCGCGGCCGAGGTCAGCCTGCCGCTGCGGCTGGTTCATGCCAGCAAGGGCAAGACCGTCCGCGCCGAACCGGTCGCCGCGCTTTACGAAGCCGGCCGGATCCGCCACGCCGGAACCTTTCCGGTGCTGGAAGACCAGCTGTGCGGCCTCATCGCCGGCGGCACCTATCAAGGCCCCGGCCGGTCCCCCGACCGCGCCGATGCGCTGGTCTGGGCGGTAACCGATCTGGCGCTGAAGCCGAAAGTGCAGCCGCGAGTGCGGCAGGGGTAGACAAGCACTGGCCCGGAACAGTTTTGTCAGCCCGGACTTGTTCCGGGCCAGTGCTTCCTTCACCCTATAACAATGCAAACCTTTGAACCGACGGTATACATTCTGGCCAGCCATTATCGGGGCAGGCTGTACACCGGCGTAACCACCAATCTGCTGGCCCGCATTCACCAGCACCGGTCGGGGGCGTTCGGCGGCTATACTGCCGATCGCGACATCAAGCGGCTGGTGTGGTTCGAGCGGCACGACGATATCGCCGCGGCGATCAGCCGGGAAAAGACCATCAAACGCTGGCCGCGGCAGTGGAAGTTCAACGTCACCGAAGCACTCAACCCCGATTGGCGCGACCTGGCGGAACACTTGGGTTTTCCGCCACTGGGGTAATGAAGGCAACCCAGCCCTCGCCCGGAACAGCACCGCCCCGGAACAAGTCCGGGGTGACAAAAATGTTTTTCAGTCACCCCGGACTTGTTCCGGGGCTTAGCTGCCTTGGGTTTATCCACTTACCGGAGATCTCCATGTCCTTCCTTCAAACCCTGGCCGCTGCCTTCAAGGGCGGCGCGGCGGCGCGCGTGCCCTTGGCCCGCACTTTCACTTCGCCCTGGCTGTTCGGCGCCAATGGTTCGTGTGGATCGGGCCGCGCGCCGTTCGAATATGCCGGCGCGGTCAAGCGGGCCTATCTCGATAACCCGGTGGCGCAGCGCAGCGTCCGGCTGGTGACGGAAGGGGTCGGCGGGGTGCCCTTGCTGCCCTGCGATCCGCGTCTGGCCGCGCTGGTCGGCGCCACGTCCGGCGGGCAGGCGCTGCTCGAAACGCTGGCCGCCCATCTGCTGCTGCACGGCAATGCCTATGTCCAGGTGATCAAGGATGGCGCGGGCCGGCCGGCCGAACTGTTCGCGCTGCGGCCCGAACGGGTTTCGGTTATCGCCGGCGAGGACGGCTGGCCCAGCGCCTTCGGCTACCGCGTGGGAGAGCGCAGTCTGACCATTCCGGTGCTGGATGAGGATGCCAGCCCCAATCTGATCCACATCCGCCACTTCCACCCCGGCGACGATCACTATGGCGCCGGGTGCCTGGCCGCGGCGGATCAGGCCGTGGCCGTGCACAACGCCGCGGCAGACTGGAACCGCGCCCTGCTGGAAAACGCGGCGCGGCCATCGGGTGCGCTGGTCTATGATCCGGGGGACGGAGCCGGGCTGAGCGCCGATCAGTTTGAACGGCTGAAGGCTGAACTGGGCGCCGCCTATTCCGGCATGGCCAATGCCGGGCGGCCGCTCTTGCTGGAAGGCGGGCTGAAGTGGCAAGCACTCAGTCTTTCGCCTGCCGACATGGACTTTGCCGGCCTCAAGGCCGCTGCCGCGCGGGACATTGCCCTGGCCTTTGGCGTGCCGCCGATGCTGCTGGGCCTGCCGGGCGATGCAACCTATGCCAATTACCGCGAGGCCAACCGCGCGCTGTGGCGGCTGACGCTGCTGCCGCTGGCGGACAAGATCCTTTCGGCCATCACGGAGGGGCTGGAGCCGTGGTTTCCGGACCAGCGCCTGACGATCGACCTGAACCGGATCCCTGCCCTGGCCGAAGACCGGGAGCGGCTGTGGAGCCAGGTCAGCGCCGCCGATTTCCTGTCCGGCGAGGAAAAGCGCGCCTTGCTTGGCCTTCCTCCTTTGGAGAACAAACCATGAATCGTAACGCGATGCTGGCGCGCCTGCTGGCTCAGGCCGCGGCCGAGGGGGCAGACCTTGTCACCCTGCGCGCCGTGATCGAGGAAGCCAGCGAGCTGGGCGCAGAGCGCGTGCTGGCGCGGATGGGCCTGGACGATGCCGGGGCGCAAAGCGATCTCAGCGAACTGCGCGAACTGCTGCAAGCCTGGCGCGATGCCAAGGCCAGCGCCTGGAAGGCGGCGATCGGCTGGGCCGTGCGCGCCGGCCTGGCGCTGGTGCTGATCGGCATGGCTTTCAAGCTGGGCCTGACGGGGCTACTCAAGTGATGCGCTTTGCCGGCTACGCCGCCCTGTTCGACCGGCGCGATGCCGGGCGCGACACGATCCGGCGCGGGGCATTTGCCCGCACCCTGGCCGAACAGGCCGAACCCCTGCCGCTGTTCTGGCAGCACCATCCCGAACTGCGGATCGGCTGGATCGAACAGGCGGCAGAGGATGCGCGCGGGCTGCGCGTGGTGGCCAGCATCGACAATCCCGATGGCGCCGCCGCCGCCGCGCTGAAGGCCCGGCGCGTCACGGGCCTGTCCTTTGGCTACCGCGCGCGGGGCTTCACCCGCTCTGCCGAAGGGCGCGAGCTGACCGAGATCGATCTGTTCGAAGTCAGCCTGGTCACCACCCCGATGCAGCACGGCGCGCGCGTCCACCTGCTCGGCTGATCGCCCCCATTCCCGTTTTTGTGCCGGCCGCCCGTGGGGCGGCCTTTTTCGTGAAAGGTATCTGCCCCATGGAAGTTGCAACAACCCCCGATCCGCTGGACGCATCGTTCGATCTGGTCGCGCGTCAGGATGCCGCAGAGGCGGCGCTGGGCGCGCTGCGCAGCGATGTCGACGAAGTGAAAAGCCGGCTGGAAAGGGTCAGCCGCGCGGCGGCCCGGCCGGTTCTGTCCGGCGCCGGCAGCGCCAGCCCGGAGCTGAAGGGCTTTGTCGACGGCTATTTGCGCCAGGGCCGCGAAACCGAGCTGAAGGCGCTCACCGGTTCGGTCGCCGCCGACGGCGGGTTTGCCGTACCGCGTGAAATTGACGCGATGATCGCCGCCCAGCTGCGCACGATCAGCCCGATCCGCGCGATTGCACAGGTGGTTCAGGTTGGCACGGCGGGCTATCGCAAGCTTGTCACCGCATCGGGCACGGCTTCGGGCTGGGTCAGCGAAACCGCCGCCCGCCCCGAAACCACCACGCCGAAATTCAACGAGATCGTGCCGCCGATGGGCGAGCTTTATGCCAACCCGGCAGCCAGCCAGGCGATGATCGACGATGCCGCCTTTGATCTGGAAGGCTGGCTGGCCGGCGAGATCGCCACCGAATTCGCCCGCGCCGAAGGCCTGGCCTTTATCAGCGGCAATGGCACCAATCAGCCGCGCGGCTTTCTTCAGGCCCCGACCGCGCTGACCGGCGATGCCACCCGTCCCTTCGGCACGCTGCAACACATCGTCAGCGGCAATGCCAGCGGGTTCGATACGGCGCCCGAAATGAAGCTGATCGATCTGGTCCATGCGCTCAAATCCGGCCACCGCCAGGGCGCGGCCTTCGTGATGAATTCGAAGACCATGGCCGCCGTGCGCAAGTTCAAGGCGACGGATGGCACTTTCCTGTGGCAGCCGGGCGTGCTGGAAGGCCAGCCTTCGCGCCTGCTGGGCTATCCGGTGGTCGAGGCGGAGGATATGCCCGATATCGCCGCCAATGCCTTTCCGATCGCCTTCGGCAACTTCAGGAACGGTTACCTGATTACCGAACGCCGCACGACCACGATCCTGCGCGATCCCTTCACCAACAAGCCCTATGTCAACTTCTACGCCACCAAGCGCGTGGGCGGACAGGTGCTGGATAGCGAAGCGATCAAGCTGCTGCGGATCAGCGCCTGAACCGGTCTGCTCTGGCCCCGGCCGGAGCAGCTGCGCAGACCCGCGCCGGCCCTTCCCCGCCGGCGCGGGTGCTGCATTTCTTCTGCCCTGAACACGGAGACCGCCCATGAAGCGGGCCATCATCACGCCCCACGCGCTGGCCCCGGCGGCGCTGACCGAACTGAAAGACTGGCTGGGCATTGCCAGCCCCGCTGACGACGCCCAGTTGATTGCGCTGCTGCGCGCGGCAGTCGAGCACTGCGAAGATTTCACCGGTCATATGCCGCTGGAACAGACCTGCGAGGAGATCCTGCCCGTTCAGTCCGGCTGGCTGACGCTTGCCCCCCGCCCGGTCCAGGCCATTACCCAGGTGCAGGGCATTCCTGCCGAAGGCGCGCGCTTTACCCTGGCGGTCGATGCCTATGCGATCGATCTGGGCGAAAACGGCGCAGGCCGGGTGCGGGTCATCCGCCCCGGCATCGCTGGCCGGCTGGCGGTGCGCTATACCGCTGGTCTGGCCGCTGACTGGGCCGCCCTGCCCGAGGCGCTGCGCCACGGCATCCTGCGCCTTGCCGCCAGCCAGTACCGCGCGCGCGAAAGCGATGGCCTGGCGGCGGCCACCCCGCCCACCGCCGTCGCGGCGCTGTGGCGGCCGTGGCGACGGCTGAAGCTGGCCTGATGCTGGACCGGCTGTTCGCCTCGATTGAGGCCGCCGCCCGGCACCTGGCCATCGCCCGCGCTGCTGACCGGAAACTGGCCCGGCGCGATCCGGCCAGACGCTGGCGTTCAGCCGGGCTGGTCTGGCCGCTGTTCACGAAAGGACCATCCTGATGGAAGTGCCGCTGCGCGCCGCGCTGATCGCCTGGCTGTCCGCCGATCCGGCGCTGGCAGGAACCCTGAATGCCGTGGTTGAAGAGGCGCCCGGCCGCACCGCCTTGCCCTGGCTGGCGATCGCCGCCAGCGCCAGCGCAGACTGGAGCACCAAGGACCGCGCCGGGCGCGAGGTCCGCGTGGCGCTGGAACTGCATTGCCGGGGGGACCGGCCGGATAGCGCCGCTGCGCTGGTGGGGGCAATCGAAAGCCGGGTGTCCGCCTTGCCCGCCGCCCAGACCGGCTTCCGCGTGGTGACCGCCCAGTTTCTGCGCGCCCGCGCCGAACAGCGCGCCGCCAACACCCGCGCCATGCTGATCGAGTACCGCTTCCGCGTCTTGTCCGACTGACGTCGGACCGCATCCCGCACGAGGCCCCCGCCGGCGCGGGGGCGCACGACATCGAGAGGAGATTCCCATGACAGCCCAGAAAGGCAGCGCCTTCCTGCTCAAGATTTCCGATGGCGCCACTCCGGCGGTCTATCGCACCGTCGCGGGTCTGCGCACGACCCAGCTTTCGATCACGGGCGACACGGTGGTGATCACCCACAAGGGCAGCGGCGGGTGGCGTGAATTGCTGTCCGGTGCCGGGGTGCGATCGGTTTCGGTCAGCGCGGCGGGGATCTTCCTGGGTTCGGGAGCCGAAGCCCAGGTCCGCGCCAATGCCATGGCTGGCACGATCGACGATTACGAACTGAGTTTTGAAGATGGCGAAAAGCTGCGCGGGCGCTTTCTGGTCCAGCGGCTGGACTATGCCGGCGATTTCAATGGCGAGCGCAATTACACGCTGGCGCTCGAAAGCTCGGGCGCGGTGGTGCCGGCATGAGCGAAGTGGCCAGCACACAGGCCAACCCCTGGCGCGGCGAGGCGCAGCTTGAATTGAACGGGCAGGTCCATGTCCTGCGCCCCACCTTCGCCGCGCTGGTCGCAGCGGAAGAGGAGCTTGGATCGCTGTTCACTCTGGTCGAGCGAGCGGCGGCTGGCCAGCTGCGCCTGGGCGAGCTGGTGACGCTGTATTGGCACTGCCTGGTGAGCCGCACGGGGCTTGAGCGCGCACAATTCGGCGATGCGATTCTGGCCGCCGGGCTGGCCGCCGCAACCCGGCCCCTGCGCGGCTTGCTCAGCCAGGTGCTGCAAGGCCGCGCCGAAGCGGCATGACCCAGGCTTTTGGCCGTTCGGCCCAGTTGCTGGCCGGGCACATGGCCCGCCGGTTCGGCTGGAGCATGGACGAATTCTGGCGGGCGACCCCGGCCGAACTCGCCGCCGTCCTCGGTCCGCCCGATACCGCCGCCCGCCCGCTGGACCGGGCCACTTTCGATCAACTGATGGAGCGCGACGATGACCGATCCCGTTGACAGCCTGGTGGTGGACGTGCGCGCCAATACCCAGGGCTTCGCTGCCGACATGGCGGCAATGCGCGGCAGTCTGGAAGGCAGCCTGCTGGACGGGCTGGGCCGCGCCGGTGACGTGCTGGAGCGCGGCCTGCTGGGCGCGATCCGCAAGGGCAGCCTGGGCTTTGAAGACTTGCGCCGCATTGCGCTGGGCGTGCTGGACCAGATTGCCGGCCAGGCCATCGACACCCTGTTCGGCGCGCCCGGCAAGGACGGCGGGGCGGGCCTGGTCAACCTGGGCGGCCTGGTCGGTTCGCTGCTGGGGCTGCCGGGGCGTGCCACCGGCGGGCCGGTCAGCCCGGGCCGCGGCTATGTGGTGGGCGAACGCGGGCCGGAACTGTTCGTGCCGACCAGCGCCGGGCGCATCGAACCGGGATTGCCTGCACAGGGCCGCGATCTGCGCGTGGCGATCACCATCGCCGCGCCGCATGGCACCTCTGCTCCGCAGGCCTTGCAGCGTTCAGGCCGCCAGGTCGCCAGCGCCGTACGCCGTGCGCTGAGCGAAATCTGACAGGCCACGCTTAGAAAAAGGACACAACCGATGGGCTTCTGGCTCGCCTCCAAACGCGATGGGCAGGATAGCGACTGGATCCAGCGGTTCGACCCGCGCTTCTGGACCGTCGATTTCCCGCGCCCAATGATGGCCGCGCTGACCACGCCTGCGCCCGATGCGCTGCGGGTGGACTGCGCCTTTCTGACCGAGGGCGACCTGGCCGGGCTGATCTGGGACAGCACCGACCGGTGGGATCATCCGCAGCTCGGCTATGTCACGGACCGGGACTATTCGCGCACCACCCTGTCGTTCCGGTGGCGGTCGGGCGGGCTGATCCCGCTGGACGGCGCGAACGGACCGACGCTGACGATCGAAGGCCGCGATGCCGGCGGCGCGCAGCGCACCTGGTACGTGCGGTTGTGGGCTTATGCCAGCGGGCTGCCGGAAGATGCCCGGATCGACCTGCCGTTTTCGGCACTGAACGCCGGATGGGCCGGCGATGGCGAGCCAGTCCATCCGGCCGCAATCGATCGGATGTTCATCTCGCTCGCCCCGCCCGGCCACGTTCCGGGCAGCACGGCGGCCCTGCCTGCGCAGAGCGAAGGCTGGGCCGAACTGACCGAGATCCGCTGCGACGGCGCGCGGGCAATGCTAGCGATCGGCGATGTGATCGTGCCGCCGCACGGGATCGCCATCGCCAGCGGCTATGACGATGCCTACAACCAGGCCCCGGCGCGGCTGATCCGCACCGCACGGCAGCTCGGCTATCGCGGCAGCCTGCTTCACTACGTCGGCATGAGCCACTTCATGCGGCTGACCATGGCCGGGGCAGACCCGCAGGTGGCAGCGGCGGGCGATCCGCTGTGCACCCCGGCGCGCGCCTGGCATGGCGAATGGCTGGCACTGGCCAGAGAGGCCGGGTTCAGCCCGATCCTGTCGCTGTCTTACGAGCTGTTCGCGCGCTATTGCCCCTCCGCCTGGCAGCAGCGCGCCAGCAGTGGCGATCCGGCGCGGACGGGCTGGGTGCCCCCATCGGCCCTGCTTTCTCCCGCCAGCGTGCCGGCCATGGCCTGGCTGCAAGCGGTCGGTGCAGCCTTTGCGGGATTGATGATCGCCGCCGGTGTGCCGGTCCGCTTCCAGATCGGCGAGCCGTGGTGGTGGGTCATGGCCGATGGCCGCCCCTGCCTTTACGACGATGCCGCCAGGGCCGCGTTCGGCGGCAATCCGGTGGTGATTGCAGACCTGCGGGGCAGCCTGAATGCCAGCGAGAAGGCCTTGCTGGATCAGGCCGGGGCCCTGCTGGCCAGTTCGACGCTGGCCCTGCGCGATGCCGTGCGGGCCGCCGCCGCGCCGGGGGTGGCCGAAATCCTCCTGCTGCCTTTCCTGCCGACCGTGCTGGATCCCGCCATGCCCGAAGCGCGGCGCGCGAACCTGCCGCTGGGCTGGGCCAGCCCCGCCTTCGACCGGCTGCAAATAGAGGATTACGATTGGCTGACCGCCGGGGCCGATGCCGCCCGCCGGGCCGGCTATGCCCTGGCCGAAGCGCGGTTGGGCTATCCGCCCGAGCAGACCGATTACCTGGCCGGGTTCGTCCTGACCGCCGATCAGCGCGATCAGTGGCGCGCCATCGACGCCGGGCTTGATGAAGCTGCGCGGCGCAGCGCGCACGAACGGTTCGTCTGGGCCATGCCGCAGGTCTGCCGCGATGGTTACGTCCGTCTGCCTTCTTCCAGTGACGAGGATGCCATGCTCCATTTTGACGATATCGCCTATCCGCTGGCGCTGGGCCGTGATGCGGCCATCGTCGCCGAATTTTCGACCAGCGTGACCACCACGGCATCCGGCCACGAACGGCGCAACAGCCTGTGGCACGAAGCACGGCTGCGCTTCGATGTCGGCCCCGGCATTCGGTCCGAGGCGGATCTGGGCGTACTGCTATCGTTCTTCCGGGCGCGGCGGGGGGCGGCACGGGGATTTCGGCTGCGCGACCCGAGCGATTTCAGCTCAAGCGGCATGACCGGCCAGCCGTCGGCCACAGACCAGCTGCTGGGCACGGGCGATGGCCTGCGATCAACGTTCGCGCTGGTCAAACGCTATGGCGGAGACGCGGAGGGGCAGGTGCGGCGGATTACCCGTCCCCGTTCCGAAAGCCTGCTGGTCAGCATCGATGGCGTGCCCGCCACGGGCTGGACGCTGCTGCCCGGCGGCACGATCAGCTTTGCCGCGCCGCCCGCCGCCGGGGCCGTGATCCGCGCCGGCTTCCTGTTCGACGTGCCCGTGCGCTTTGCGGAAGACCGGCTGGAAATCACCGGGATAAGCTTCGCGGCGGGTGAGGCCCCTTCGGTCCCCGTGGTCGAACTGCGGGAAGACGGCGCGTGAGCCGAGTCTGGTTTCGCCAGCCGCTGGAAACGGTGGCGCCATTCTGGCGGATCCTGCGACGCGATGGCATTGCCCTGGGCTTTACTGCGCATGACCGCGATCTGTGGTTCGGCGGCATCCGCCATCAGGCCGGCCCCGGCATAACCCCGTCCGCGATCCGCCGCAGTGCCGACTTGCAACCCGACAGCACCGAAGTCGAAGGGGCGCTGGGCCACGATGCCTTGTCGGCCGAGGATCTGGCCCTGGGGCGCTTCGACGGCGCCGGGGTGCAGATCGGGCTGGTGGACTGGGAAACGCTGGAAAACCACACGCTCTATCGCGGCACCATGACCAGCATCAGCGAGGAATCGGGCCGGTTCACCGCCGTGCTGCAATCCGCCAAGGCCGGGTTCTGGGCCGATACCCTGCCGCGCACCAGCCCGACCTGCCGCGCCGCTTTCTGCGGGCCGGGCTGCACGCTGTCAGCCGCGCGTTTCACCCACCCGGCCAGCGTGACCGGCCACGCCATCGCGGCAAATGCGGTCACTTTGGCAAGCCCCGTGCCGCTCGATGCGCTGGCGGGCGGCCAATTGCGGTGGCTGGACGGGCCCTATGCCGGGCAGACGATGGGGATTGTCGGCCCCCTCTCCGCCGGGCTGGTGCTGGACAGGCCGGTCGATCGGGCAATCCCGCCGGGCGCCAAAGCCATGGTCCGCGAAGGGTGCGATCGTACCATCGCAACCTGCGCCAGCCGGTTCGGCAATGCCCGCAACTTTCGCGGTGAGCCATTCCTGCCGGGCAACGATCAGCTGGCCCGCTATGCCAGCCCTGCGCCGTGAGCGGGGCCCGGCTGGCGCAGGCCGCAGCCCGTTTGCAAGGCTGCCGCTGGCGGCTTCACGGTCGCGACCCGGCAACCGGACTCGATTGCCTTGGCCTGCTTGGCGCGGCCCTGGCCGCGATCGGGCGGCCGGCGGAATTGCCGACCGGCTACCCGCTGCGCATGGCCCGGCTGGATGCGTGGCTGCCAGACCCGGCACGGCTGGGCTTTGTGACGGCTGACGGGCCCTACAGACCCGGCGATGTCGTGCTGGTGCAGCCCGCGCCAGCCCAGATCCACCTTGCCATCGCCAGTTGTGACGGCGGGTGGATTCACGCCCATGCCGGTCTGCGCGCCGTCGTCTGCCAGCCTGCCCTGCCTGCCGGACCGGTGCTGGGCCGCTGGCGCCTCTCCATCCCCTGCAAGGATCCCCACCCGTGGCAACCATAGTCTTCTCTGCGATCGGCACGGCGCTGGGCGGCCCACTGGGCGGGGCGATCGGCGCCCTGGCCGGGCGTCAGGTCGACGCGCTGGTGTTTCGGCCGCCCAGCCGCCAGGGCCCGCGCCTCAGCGAACTTGCCCTCGCTGCGTCGAGTTACGGTGCGCTGCTGCCCCGTGTCTTCGGGCGGGTGCGGACCGGGGGGCAGGTCATCTGGTCCACCGATCTTGTCGAACAGCGCAGCCGCCAAGGCGGCGTAAAGGGGCGCCCGGCATCGGTCAATTATACCTATTCGGCATCTTTCGCCGTCGCCTTGTCGAGCCGGCCAATCGCCGACGTGGGCCGGATCTGGGCCGACGGCAAGCTGCTGCGCGGCGCTGCGGGCGATCTGAAAGTGGGCGGGCAGCTGCGCGTGCACCATGGCCACGGGGATCAGCAGGCCGATCCGCTGATTGCGGCGGCCGAAGGCAGTTCTTGCCCGGCCCATCGTGGCCTGGCCTATGTCGTGTTTGAAGACCTGCAACTGGCCGATTTCGGCAACCGCATCCCGACGCTGAGCTTCGAAGTCCTTGCCGACCCCGCCGGCTTCGATCTGCAAACGATCCTCGCTGCGGTCCCGCTGGACTGCGACGCGGCAGTCCCGCTCGACGGGATGGATGGCATGGTGGTCGATTGCAGCCCGGCTGATCTGCTTGACCGGCTGGCGCCGCTCTATCCGCTGGACTGCGACGCCTGCGCCGATCCCGTCTCGATCCGGCCGGAACGCCAGCAGCAAGGCCCGCTGGTCCTTTCCGATGCGTCAACAACTGCAGCGCCGGAGGGCTTCGGCGCGCAGACCGGCTTTACCCGGACCCGCGCGCTGGCGCCGACTGTGCCCTATACCCTGCTGCGGCATTTCGATCCCGATCGCGATTATCAGCCCGGGGTGCAGCGCGCGCCGGCGCAGGCCGGAACCGGCGAAGTCCGGGCAATCGAACTGCCGGCAACGATCGCGGCCCCGGCTGCGCGGACGCTGATCGGTTCGGCGGCCCACCGCGATGTCTGGGCCCGTCACACCCTCGCCTGGCGCAGCGCAGAGCTTGATCCGGCCGTCCGGCCCGGCGTTCTGCTGACCTGGCCCGGCCAGCCCGGATCATGGCGGGTGAGCAGCTGGGAATGGAGGGCCGAAGGGGTCGAGCTGGATCTGCAACGGGTTGCGCCGCCCGCCGCCGCACCGGCCGGTCCGACCGATCCGGGCCGCGCGAGTCCGAACCCCGATTACCCGCCGGCCCCGACCAAGCTGATCGCGCTGGAACTGCCGTGGGATGGTAGTCCGGGCACGCCGCTGCCCCGGGCGGTGGCCGCCGCAGCGGGAAGCGGCCCCGGTTGGAGCGGGGCTGCGCTGTTTGTCGATCAGGGGGATGGGGCGCTGATCTCGGCCGGATCGACCGGACGCAGCCCGGATATTCTCGGCACCAGCGAAACACCGCTGGCCCCGGGCACGCCGCTGCTGCTAGACCGCGCGGCCACTGTCACGGTCCGCCTGGCCGATCCGGCCGCTAGCCTGACCGATGCAACGCTGCGGCAACTTGCCCAAGGCGCAAACCGGGCCTTGCTGGGAAGTGAGCTGATCCAGTTTGCCACGGCCACCCCGCTGGGCAACGGCCGATGGCAGCTATCCGGCCTGCTGCGCGGACGTTACGGAACCGAAGACCGCATCGGATCGCACGGAACGGACGAACCCTTTGTCCTGCTGGACAGCGGACTTTCCCCGCTTGAGCCGGCGCTGGTCGGCCAGGCGGACGCCGCCACCATCGCGGCAATCGGACTGCACGATGCGCAGCCCGCCATCAGCCCGATCCATCTTGCGGGCATCGGCTGGCGCCCCCTCTCTCCGGTACACGGCACCTGCATTAACCGCCCTGATGGCAGCCGCTCGCTGTCATGGGTACGCCGCAGCCGAGGCGGCTGGATCTGGGATGACGGTATGGACCTACCGCTAAACGAACAGGCCGAACAATACCGCGTCGAGTTCGGCTTAACCGCGCCGATCGCCCGCTGGGATTGCGCCGCCCCCGTGCTCGAACTTGGCGCCGGCGAATGGGCCGCGCTGATCGCGGCCGAGCCAGCCGGAGCTTTCACTGTCAGGCAGATTGGCGACCGCGGGATATCTGCCCCGCTTGCCATCCGCCCAGTCTGA